ATTGGACCATAAGTTCTTTGTTCATGTATATTCATTGATTTACCAGGAAACATAGCAGATTCACAACGCAAGGTCATCAAGCGTGAATCTATTCCAACTCTATTGGCAATAGTTTGTGGAAAATTCAACTGGACATTGAATCTATTTGTCCGGCTAAGATCACCAGTAAAACTGCTGATAAATTCGTCTATGCTAGGCATTCTAATCCTTAGTATATTTTGTTCAGTGAATCTTCCTGTACGACCGCCTTAGGTTTCTTATGGAATTGCTCAACAGGCAACCACATCGCCGTTTCCCATTCTGAAGGATCCACCAAAAGTGGCTTGCTTCCCATATTGGTCACCAAGTATCTCTTGAGACAAGGACGAAATGCCTTCAATCTCTGAGTAGTCTTGAGTATATTGTATGATGCGTTGATTCTTGCTGCATCCGTCTTTACATCAAAATGTGCAAAATCCATCAACATATCCATAAACGCTGCCCGCAACATAACAGGTAGGTAATGCATATTCAGTCCCAAGAAACCATCCGAATATTTCTGCAAGATGATAACTAATGGGAAAGTATCATAATAAGGCAACTTAGCAGCAAGTTTAGGTTCATAGTAGAAAAAATACACTCCACCAATCAAAGAACCACCCCTTGATCTGTCTGCTTCCTGTGAGATTGTCTTGGCAAGATATCCAGGATCCCTCAGGGTTGCCACTTTCCGTTGCATCCATAGCGTAGAATCCCTTGAGAACTTCGGGTAGTCAAGGGAGTTTCTTTTCTGTGCGATTGTAGTTAATTTAGAAGTAGCCATCATTTATTTATCTGATACCCAGATCCTTTTCCGTGATAACTTTGAACTCCCAACCACGATCCGCGCAATATTCCTCGGCGGCCTTCCATTTCGCCATATTTACACCATAAGTTGCTACTTCCGTGATGTATTTTTTGGTGATTCTTGACTTTTTCTGTGGTTCCACTGTCTGTTTCTCTGGTTTTATCTCAACAACCGTGGTTCTAATCTTTCCACCCTTCTGTGTCTTGATGATCATATCAGGGAAATATCTGTGCTGGCGTCCATCCACGGGAGATATATAAGGAATGATTAGTTCCTCTGATCCCCATGCGAGAATATCAGGATTATCATCAAAAAATCTCATAACGCGAAGTTCCCAGGTCGAACGATAGATGATCTTGGAAGGATCACCAACGTATTTCTGTGGGTTTCGTGGTAGGAATCTGCCGGAATATGCCATTTTGGTCACATAAATAAGGATTGTAAGTTGAATCAACCAACTATTTAGCAAAGGTGCCCAATGGCATACAGAGATATCACACAGATTGGAACAAAACCAACAAATGCTGCAAGTCCCAAAGGACCTTTAGCGGCATTATATGGTTCCGATAAGTATTCTTTCCAGAGTCATATCTATCCACAAAATCTTGGATCTGATGGTCGAGGTCATTACATCAACTTTTATATCAATGTGAACAATGCAGCCCAATATCAGGGTAGTATGAAATGGAAGATAGCACAGAATACACAGGGAGTTGCCCAAGGTAATCTGAAGCCTTCCTCGCCATTACTATCCGAATCGGTGGTTGGAAAAAATATAGCCGATTCTGTAAATGCTATTCAAACGAATGTTCTCGGAAGAAACACCAAAAGAATCACACAAGCCATATCAATGTATATGCCTGACCAAGCTATCAATGCAGATTACAATATTAACTGGCAATCCACAAGTTTGACAGATGCTCTAGGTAAAGCAGGCCTTTTTGGTCAAGCCGGTAAAGCATTGGGTGATTTGGCTGGAGCAATATCCACGGATGGATTACAAGGAGCAATCCGTGACGTTTCTACTAATCCTTTTGCGGCAGAAATAGCAGGAATGATTGGATCTAATCTTGGTGTAACTGGTCAAAGCGCCGGCGATTTTCTCATGTATGCAAGTGGACAAGCATTGAATCCTCAACTTGAAGTTCTATTTAAAGGTATTGGCTTCAGAAACTTCCAGTTCGTTTTCTATATGTCACCAAAAAGTCCTCAAGAAGCACAAAATTGCCTTGAGATTATCAAGACATTCAAGTTCCATGCATCTCCTGAGATATCATTACGAGGTGGTCGTTATTGGATTATGCCATCCGAGTTTGATATTCAGTTCATACACAACGGTCAAGAAAACACAAATATCAATAAGATTTCTACGTGTGTACTTGAACAGATACAAGTTCAATATGCCAATAATGGCAACTGGTCAACATTCTATGATGGTGTTCCGACACAAATCATGTTGACTTTGCAGTTTATGGAAGTTGAACAGATGACCCGCCAACGCATTGACGAGGGATATTAAAATGGCACGTTATTTCAACTACTTTCCAAAGACCATATACTCCCAGAATAACTCTGCGGATATCGTAACCAATGTGCTTGCGCGTGTTACTGAGATTACTTCTCTCAAAAACAATGCTCTTGTTTATTACCAATACGATATTCAAGAAGGTGAAACCCCAGAGATTATCGCGGATAAGTATTACGGCGATCCAGAGAAACACTGGATCATCCTAGTGACCAATGAGATTATTGATCCACAGTTTGACTGGCCCCTACACTATCAGCAACTCGCGGATTATATTGAAAACAAATATCTTCCAATGGCGAACGTTGGCCAGACTGGTACTGCATGGGCCCAATCGAATATTCAAGCATATCAGAAAGTCATTACCACGACTGATGCAGCAACCAGCAATGTGACTGTGAGAACATATACCGTAGATGCTAATACATACCTTGCAACACCTTCAGAAACCATAGTGACTTCTTTGTGTACTGTGCATATTGATAGATCAACATTATCATATTTCGATTATGAGGTGAATGTGAATGAAGCCAAGCGTACCATCTTCCTACTCAATAACACATACACAGATCAAATCATGAAAGAACTTCAATATCTAATGGGTGCCTAATGCAGATTCTAACATATGAACAAGCCAGAACAGTCATACAAGATGGGGACATAGTTTTCTTCCATGGATTTAGTTCATGGAAGCATCCCATTGAAACTCTCATCAGATTCGTTACGAACTCACCCTTTACGCATGTGAATATTGCCTTTTGGGTTGATGTTGCGGGAAAGAGTAGATTGATGGCGGTGGAGGCTCAAGGAGGCACCAAGCGGCGCATTATCAGTATGTCCCATTATGCAGATAAGCCTATGACCGTTGTGGAGGGTGTAAAGAACTGGAATCTGTTAGCCGATGACGCCCTCAGTCGCATTGAACTCCAACGATATAGTTACTTCACTGCGGTCTATGCAGGTCTCCGTGATTTCTCGGTGAATGTTTTTGGTATAAAACTACCGAAGATGAATCATCCAGGTGAGATTTGCTCTGAGTTTTGTGCCAAGATGCAAGGACTCTCCGAAACTGATTTGAGTCCTGGTGCTCTTTATGATGCACTCATGTTGATATCCACAGAAAAGAAAGTATAATGGCTGAACAACTCAATGGCATACTTTATCCACAGGATTTCGTCCTGCTGGATTGTCGCGTGGTTACAGCATTAGGTCAACCTCTAGATATCAAGCCAATCGTTGCTGAATTGAATCTATTTGAGGATCTTTATGCCGGTTATATATCAGGAAACATGGTTATATCAGATTCTCATTGTCTACTCAATAACTTCTGTTTTACGGGAAACGAATATTTGATTTTCTCATTTGGTAAACCGGGTCTGAATAACACATACACCAAGACCTTTCGTGTTTACAAGGTAGATAATCGTAGACTCACACAAGATCAGAATGAGATTTATGTGTTACATTTTTGTTCCGAAGAACTGGTTCTTTCTGAACAATATAAGATCAGTAAATCATATGTGGGTAACAGCATAACCTATATTGTTGGTGATATTCTACAAAACATACTCCAAGTGAACTCTGTAAAACTCAATACAAACAACATTGAGACAACCAGGGGACTCTATGAGTTTATTATACCCAACATGAAACCATTGGAAGCCTTGAGTTGGCTTTCTACGTATGCCATATCCGCCTCACCAAAAACCTTCGGATCACCCTATTTGTTTTTTGAGAATAAAGATGGATTCAACTTCAAATCACTCCAAGCATTGGTACAAGGATCAGTCACCAAAAACTACTTGTATCGTCCAAAGAATCTAAATGATCCTGTGGATGCTCGCATAAAGGATCTTGCGGCTGATTTAGTGAATGTGTTGGCGTTTGAACATCTGAATAACTTTGATATCATGGATTCAACTATGAATGGAACATTTTCCAATCATTTATTGTCCATTGATACAATTCGCAGACAGTACACGAATACAGACTTCGATTATAACAAATATGTAGCTAATAGTTCCTTATTGAATAAATCGGGAATCATGAGTAATGCTCAAAATCGTTTCGGTGATTCATCCAACTCTGTTCCAAAGTCCGTATTCAAGATGGTAACCACCAATACAGGTCAAGGACAAGACCCATATATTTCCAAGCGTCAACCATCCATCAAAGATATCAATGTGGAGACATTCATCCCATATCGTACTTCACAAATAGCACAGATGAATACACACAGAATGCGTATAGTTATTCCTGGTGATCCAACAGTAAAGGTTGGCGATATCATCAACTTTCTATATCAAGAAGTTGAAACTCGTCAAGAAGGTCGTATTGATGATAGATTCTATTCAGGTAACTTTTTGATCACGGCTATTCGTCATCAGATTACACAAGAGAATAAGTTTCAAACTCTGATGGAGATAAGTAAAGAAAGTTCACCAACACCATTAGTATCATTTGATAATGCTTCCGCTGCGTGGAAGAATCTGAGGGCAAAATAATGTACCGCAAAAACTTTCTAGGTCTTGAAGGATTCGTTTGGTTTATTGGCGTAGTCGAGAATCGCCAAGATCCACTATATCTTGGTCGCTGCCAAGTTAGAATCTTTGGCTGGCACACAGATGATCTAACACAGATTCCTTCCGCTGATCTTCCTTGGGCCCAGCCAATGATGGCAACCAATGCCTCCAACACAACCAATGCACCCAAAGAGGGTGATATGGTTATTGGTTTCTTCACTGATGGTGAGTCAGGTCAAATGCCTGTGTATCTTGGAGTTCTACCAGGTATTCCAGCAAATGCAGCAACACACAAAGGATTCAATGATCTGCGCCAAAAGGATCAACTGGATAATGCTCCCGTAAAACCCCTATCAAGAGTACTCAATAGCACCAATGGTGTCTTGATGAAAACGGAAAGCAAGACTCCATATCCACGTAATGTTGATGTACCAACCACAAGTCCTTTAGCTATCAATGAGTCTACTACAAATACTGTGATAGATTTTCGTTTGCAGAATTGGGTGCAGGTTGATTCTGTGGGAGGAACCACTTGGAAAGAACCCATCACAGGATACAATACGCTATATCCGTTCAGTTCAACTATGGAATCCGAATCAGGCAATGTATTCCAGATCGATGATACACCAGGTAATGAACGTATCATGTTGGCGCATCGTACCGGCACCACATCTGAATACTATAACTCTGGAACAAAACTTGAAAAGATAGTCAAAGATAACTATACAATCGTCCACGGTTCAGATTTCGCATATGTAAAGGGTAAACTAGAACTCACTTGTGATAACGTAGCACACATCAGAGTAAAGGGAAAGACAACCATTGAGATTGATGGTGATGTGGATTGGAAGATCGGTGGTCAGATGAATCTGTCTGTGGGTAAAGGATTGAATATCAAGACAGGAGGTAATATCAACTATGATGTTGCCGGAGACATTCAGCAAGTTACTGGTGGTTCATATCACGCACAGTCGGGTGGTTCTTTTGATGCACTCGCCGCAGGTAATATTGGTTTCGATGGTGCTACTGTGAATATGAACTCTGGTACTGCTCCAGGTACTTCTCCTACAGGCATTGCAGCACCTAATGCGTATAATAATCCTGCTGATATCGTACCGTTACCCGAAAAGATTCAACCAGTAAAATATCCTAAGCCGGCCATACCATCAAGCGTATTGCCACCAACAACAGCAAAACCGGAGACAATCGTGATCAACGAAACGCCACCAGTAACCAACACTGCGGATTATATCGCCAACACACAATCGGGAGTATGCTTTACTCTACCGATGCTTCAGGCCTGCGCGCCACAAACACCGGCCGCAACCCTCAATGCATTCCTCCCATCACTCAATAAACTGTGTGCCAAATATGGAATCAATACACAACTACGTAAGGCTCATTTCCTTTCTCAGGTTGCTCATGAGTCAGGAGGATTCGTATTCACACAAGAAAATCTGAACTATTCTGCACAAGGCCTTCTGGCTACGTTCCCATCATATTTTACTGCCGCAACGGCAGCACAGTATGCACGTAACCCAACAGCCATAGCCAATCATGTGTATGCTAATCGCATGGGTAACGGCGATGAGTCATCTGGTGATGGATGGTCATATCATGGTCGTGGTTTGATTCAACTAACCGGCCACGATAACTATGCACGTTTTGCCAATGCCATCGGTCTTTCTCTAACCGACACCATTGCTTACCTACAGACTACCGATGGTGCAGTTGAATCTGCTGGTTGGTTCTGGGCCTCGCGTTTCATCAACACAGCAGCAGATGATAATAATATTCAGCAAGTCACTAAGTTGGTGAATGGTGGATTGAATGGCATACAGGATCGTATTACACGATTCAATGCTGTATATCCTCTGTGTGCGTAAATGCCAGCAGTAGCGAGAGTAGGTGATCCAACACAGGGATTCACTCCGGCACAGATAACCTCCGGGGTGAACTCTGTACTCATCAATGGTATACCGATAGCGATTGTTGGATCTTCTACAAACGACAGTCCACCAAGTTCAGTAGAAGCCGGAAGTTCCACTGTGTTTGCTGGACGTCAACCTGTAGCCCGTGTGGGTGATCCGATATATGATGGAGATTCCATAGCCTCAGGGTCACCTAATGTAATCTCAGGATAATAAAAAAGCCCACTTTTCAGTGGGCTTCTTCATTCCAACGACAAACTATTATTCGTCCTCGGCCAACTTGGCAAAGTACGACAAATCATCTTCATCTTCTGTGATATCGGTTGCCGCCGGCTCAGCCTTCTTAGGTGCTGTACGTGCAGCCGTCTTGGCTTGTTCCACAGTAGTTTGGGGACGGGTAGTTCCATCACCATTCAGACCAAGAACCTTATCCAGACGAGCCTTGAGAACTTCATATGACTTGAAGTTCTTCGGATCCACAACTTCCTTCAGTGAATACTCAGACTTCCAAATCTTTTCCAGCTTGGCATCGTCATCCAGGAGAGGACCCGGCTTATCAAACTCACACTTATCATAGTTCTGATAACCATCAACCTTACGAATCTTCAGCTTGAAGTTCGCACCAGACCAGAGGTCGAACGGATTGATAGGCTTCTCATCTTCGAACTCAGGATTCATAGCGCCAGTAATCTTATCGAAAATAATCTTACCGAACTTGTAGAGGAATACCTTACCGTTATTCTCCGGATGCTTAGGATCTTCCACCACATAGATATTCGCAACGTGAGTCAGCTTACGCTTTTGATCACGGGCAATCTTCTTGTTAGCTTCCACACCAGAGTTCCAGAGAGTTGTGTTATACTCAGAGACCGGGTCATTCTTACCCAGAGTGGTCAGTGAGTTTTCGATGTACCACCCACCCGGGCCCTGGAATCCGTGTGAGAACATCTTGACCCACGGCAGAGCATCTTCACCATCACATTCAGGTGCAGGAAGGAAACGAATAACAGCATAGCCATTGCCGGCCTTATCAACTTCGGGCTTCCAATAGTTTTCGTCTTTTGAACTACCTTCGTTTTGATTGAGTGCTTCAACAGCCTTGGTCAGCTTGTCGAGACTTGAGGACTTCTTGAGGTTTTGAAATGCAGACATATTAACTCCTTTATATCGTATAGTCGGATTATTACGGATTATCCACGGTGAAACTCATAATGTATTTTATTTAGGCGACTCCGTTTCTTGCCTAATAAACTTTGCCATTCTCCAGTTCTTTCTTGTCCTCATATGGTGCTGCTACCTTACGATAGAACTCCATTTTACAGCAATCGAGCATACCAACCACATCATTCATATCCGAATACCGCATAGTTTTCGGATCATATACTTGGTTGATGAGTTGGGAAATAACGTAGTTCATCATTCCCTCACGACCACCGCTATCGTTGATAACTCGCTTTATTTCATTAGCAAGAGTCTTGATTTCATAATCCACAAAGGCTCTATCTTCTTGTTTGATGTAGGGCATAATAATCTCCTTATAGCATATTTTCCTGAATCATATGACTGACCCACTCAGCCGAAACTTCTACAATATCCTCATTCCAATACAGAGCATAATGCTTCTTATCACAGAGTAAAGCCACGAAGGCTTCTAAACGGGCACCCCGAGACTTCTCCCAATTGGGTAGAAAGATGATACCGTCCACACCGTCAGATACTAACTTCACATCACGGGATAAGCAATCACCCCAGGTATTCGTTGCGGTATAATCAACACCCGTAGCAGACGCCAGGCACCTTTCGCGTGTCTCATCATCATCAAGTTCCGCAGGGGATATGATGGTGTATCCTTTGCTTCGGAGAATGTTCGCGGCTTCCATAAATGCCGGGAAGTTGAACTGTGGGTAGTTGGACATGGGACCTGCTAGGTAATATCTAATCATTGCTTCTCACTTTCGTTTTTACAATGTCACGAAACTTCATTCTATCATACTCCAAGAATGGTGTCAACTTCCTGATTCTTCTATACCATTGTGGCGCCACGATATCATCTTCGATCTTGCGTTCCCACATAGGTAAGAAGTCCATCAGTTCATTTAGTATAGCGATGGTTTCTATACAGATATCATTGTTCATTACAGAAGTCAATAGCGGAGGAAAGGAGTGAACAGGTACCTTCAGCAACTCTACCGGAGTCCATTTGGACAATAGGTAATCCAACTCATTACCGAAAGTGTAGGTAAGCGCCTGGTTGCGTTTCTGCCAGTTCTTGTAGTTCGCCTCTGCTTCTTCGGTCAGGTAGTCTCCAATCCAGATATTGTTGTCTTTGGCGACCAGATTTGCTATGAAGAACCATTTGATTTCTTCCACGGAGTACTTTCGAGATATTCGGTAGAAGAAGTATTTGTGCTTGGAGTTTAGGAAAGAATCCTTGGATACATTGGTCTTTCCCTGGTATTTGAAGTAATCGTACTTGTCGGAGGTAAAGTGTAGCTTGAGGGCATTGAAAAGGAGGTAAACTTCCCATCCGGTATTCTCTGCCTTGCGGTATTCTCTGGGCATAGGTGCAGCACAATCTTCCGGCTTACACTTACAATCCCAGGTCTTTCCGCAGTAATCACACTCCTGCTCAAACTCATCATCCGAAAGAATACTCATACCGTATCAAAGTCACCTGTAGTAATCATCGCCGCGGCAAGGCATTCGGCGGTAGCTAACCAATGCAACCATTCCTCCATACTCATCATATCGATACAACCTTGGTATCCATCCCGGAATATGGAGTTGAACTTTAGTAAGTCCTTGCCCCCATGCTCATTCCATTCCTTTATGCGAGGACAATCTGTACCATCTTTCTCACGCGAGAATCCCCACATATCGGGGAAGTTGAAACAGTTCATCATAGTGGTAACCTATTGGTTTTCCTAATCTGGTTATTAGCTTCCGCTTGATCACGGATCTTCGCCTTCAGTGTCGGACTGATAAGTGTAGCTGCCACCTCTACCTCCAACCCTGTAGTTTCACAGTGATCCAGAATGGCATCCATGAGGTCACATTTCAGTTCTCGGGATAGGTTCTCTACTAGAAAACTGAAGTCCTTGATTTCTTCTTTGGTGGGCATAGCATTCCTTATATAATCAGGCTCACATAGAATATGTGGTGGCCAATAGTCGTATATTCCCTAACATTCGTCCAACCAGGATGCACGTATGCGGCATGGTAAAAAAGAACATTATGTTTCGCTAGTGTATCATGTGCAACGCCATTTGTCAAGGCTTCTCTGGCAATCCACCTAGCCTCTTTCCAGTTATAAGGATTCATTTCACCTGGCTTGTGGTGTTCACCTACCCAGGAGAACTGGTAAACTCTAGTGCCGTCATCATACAAGGTATTCTGGTAGACTACTCCACAGATCGTGGTGGGATATCCCTTGTTATGTGTGCGGTTCATGGTCACCTGGGCGACCGCAAGTTTACCTTCCATGGATTCATTGCCGGCCTCGTAGTAAATATTCATTGCCAGGCAGTTTATTTCCTTTTCTTTCTCCTTGGTGATTTTTTCTTTTGCGTTCTGCGCCGATTCATATTGGGTAACCATATCACGCACGAATCGATCTTGCTCAATGTTGTCTGACAGAATAACAAGTTGAGTACTAGCGAAAAAGAAAGAACCACATAAAACGAACAATAGTATAACAGTTAATAGAAACGAGTTAAGATACGTTTTGAGTAAGGTAAGCATTATGCTCCTTTGAGTTGTTTTTGTTTTTATGATTTATTTGATGATACCACAAGGTGGTAGTTGAAGTGCCGGTTTATGAGTAGCGTGGAAAACCGACTGAAAACCCCGTAAGGTGGTTTAGGCTGCTAGAGCCAGTTCCTTAGTATAAACGCTGTCATTTGCATTTATGGTTTTTGCTATATTTACGTCATTCGCCTGACGATTCTCTGTATTGGTATTCGTCACCGGATCGAATCTAAGACGGGCCCATTACCAAGCATATTCATCGGACTCCCTAGACGGTTACTCTAGGTACTAATGTCCTTCATTCCAGGGACCAACCTGGTGGAATATGCTTGGTGGTGGACCCGGCGAGGCACTGCCCCCCGCGTCTCCGATACCTTTCCCTCTACTTCTTTCCCCAATATGGGGTCTTTCGAATACTATGACTCCACATCAGCACCGGGAGTTGCCGGCATCGTGGGTCCTTCTGGTTGTTGATGACTACCATTCTTCAAGATAGCTTCGTATTCCTTGGCGGCTTCCTTATCCTGCGCCCGCATTTCCATGGTTCCCTTCTTATGCATTTCAGGACCCACATTCACACTCTTGTAATCATCGGGCATAGTCTTTAGTGCGCCATTCAGACAGTCAGCAGATTGCTTATTGATCATCTGTGGGGTCATCTTATTTGCCATAACATATGCATATTGCAGACCAGCAGCAAGACACCCTTGGTGATATGCAACCACCCAATCCTTGACCATCAGTTCCGTAACGTTACTCTTGGTTTCCACCCAATGATCCGTGGCGGAACTCATCGGAGGTTCTTTGGTAATGTCTGCGGCCTTCTGTAGATCCTTACCGAGTTGCTTTACTGCTTCTTCCTGCGTTACAGGTTGAGCAGCAAACACAGAGGCACACATCAGGGCAAGACCAGTAACACAGAGTTTCTTCATGGGTACTCCTTCAACGTAAGGACACCATAGTACACCTAAACGGTGTGCCTGTCAAGTGTTTTCCGGTAGTTTTTGTTTCTGTCTGCGGTATTGTACCGAGAATCTTTCCTCGGTATTTCCCTTCCAGCGGTGTTGGGTACACATCGTACACTTTACGGTACGTTTGGACTTTTTGCGTTTATGGTTCATAGTTACCTATTTATTCAGAGATTCCTTATATATCCTAATAGATTCCAGTAAGTAATCCGTATGATCTTCAACCTTCTCAACGAACAGTTGGGGCTTTTCATTAGTAACACCCATGATGATAACAAGTTGATTTATGGGAACACCAGTAAGTTCCTCATACATCATTGAGTAAGCGGTACATTGGGCAAAATAATCCAACACATATTCCCGTTTCTTGGTCTTGCTGGATGTCTTGAAGTCTATTACAGATAATACTCCATCAAACTCTGCAATCACATCCACTCTGCCGGCCATCCATATTCCTTTGGAATATAGTGCTTGTTCTTGGAAGTGTATGTTATCTATCCTATCAACGAATGGCTTTATTTGCAGAAACATTTCCTTTCCATCCGGCATAGAACCGTTGTAAATGTTTTTTTCGTTTATGACTCTCTTCGTGAACACCCTGAGTTTGCGGGCTTGCTGAAGCAACTCCGTCTGAACGAGTAAAAGTCACCAGGATCGCCCTCACCACATCTTCTTCAGCAAAGCCTTCGCCTCCTGGAACTCCGGGAACTGCTTCTCATGCGCCTTAAACTCCGGCGTATGCACGCAGCGCCGAGAACCCGAATGATCCACCGGGTAATGCAGATGCAGCATTTCATGAAACATGACGTATTCCAGCGCCAGCCGCGGGGCGCGCGGATCGTCGAAGATGCGGCTGATCATGATCATGTTGTGCGAAGGATCGAAATGCCCCAGGCGCGTCCGTGACCGCACGTGGCTCCAGCCCAGTTCCGGCCTC